ATTATGCAAGTGGAGCAACATTGCCAAGTGGATTTAATTCAAGCAATAGAATAAAGAAAATATTTTCTGTTGCAGATGCAGAAGCATTAGGGATATTAGACAAACACTTAGGCGAAACAGCCGCAGTGGCAAAAGTAGTTATTGGTGGCACACCTGCAAGAGGCAACACAATAGAGATTACTTATGCAGGGATTGATGGATTGCTTACCGTATTAAGCACTTATACATTAACCACAGGTGATGCAGTAAGTGTTACCACCGCAGGAAATGCGATAAGAGATGCTATCAATGCAGGTACACAGATACACGGATTTTCAGCAACAGCAGCCGCAGGAACAATACTAATTACTACCACCGCAGGAGAGGGTATATTTCCAAATTCAGGAACACCTTATGTAAGCAATGTTACAGGTGGAGGTATGACAGCAACATGGACACAGCCAACAGGTAGCGGTTCAACAGTATTAGGAGTTGCAGGATGGATTGATACATTACACTATCACATTAGCGAGTATTTCAGGATTCAGCCTAAAGGTGAGTTGTATGTAGGTTTATACGAAGAAGAAGCTACCTATACATTTGAGGCAATAACCACAATGCAAAATTTTGCAGAGGGTTCAATCAAGCAAATCTCAGTATTTGAGAAAAACGTAGCATTTTCTGCAAATCAATTATCGGTATTGCAAGGTATTGCCAACGCAAATGAGGCAGTTTACAAGCCATTGCAAATAATTTTAAATGCTGAAATTAGTGCAACCGCATCAGTAGCATCATTAGTAGATTTAAGCACATCAACAGCATTCAATGTAAGTGTATGTATTGCTCAGGATGGGGCAGCGTTAGGAAATCATATTTACAGGGCCACAGGCAAATCAGTTGGTGCAATTGGTGCTATGCTTGGTGCAATATCTTTGGCTAAAGTAAGTGAGAGTATTGCTTGGGTTGCAAAATTCAATATGGCATTATCAACAGAGTTAGATACCATTGCATTCTCAAATGGTCAATTGTATTCAGCACTTGCAGATAGTCAATTTGAGAGCCTAAATAACTACTCTTATACATTTTTAAGAAAGTTAGTAGGTATTACAGGAAGCTATTTTAGTGATTCTAAAACTTGCATCACGCCAGTAAGCGATTACGCAACAATTGAGAACAACAGAGTTTATCACAAAATTACAAGAGTTGTAAGAACAAATATGTTACCTGCTTTGAGTTCACCTTTAAAAGTGAATGCAGATGGCACATTGACAGCCGCAACGATTGGATATTTTGAAACATTGGCAAACAATCCATTGGTACAAATGGAAGCAGACGATGAATTATCTGCACACAAAATAATTATTAATCCTGCTCAGGATGTTTTAGCTACTTCTACACTTGAATTGACATTGCAAAATGTTCCTTTAGGTGTTGCGAGAATAATTAAAATAAACGTGGGCTTTGTAAAATCAGTATAAAATGGCAGCAAATTTAATTCCGTTAATTAACGGTAAAACGTATGAATATGCAGATATTACTTGCATAATCTTAGGAGTTCCAATTATAGGTGTTACCGCAATAGAGTATGGCGAAGAAGCCAATATTGAGAACATTTATGCAACAGGTCGTTATCCAGTGGCCAGAGGTTACGGACAAGTAGAGCCATCTGCAAAGGTTACAATATTAATGAATGAGGTTATGAATATCGTATCAATTGCACCACAGGGCAGATTGCACGACATACCTGAGTTTGATGTTATTGTTTCATTTACGGATGCTAACCTTATCCCAGTGGTTCACAAAATTAAGAATTGCAGATTTAAAAAGAATATGATTACATCTGCAAGTGGCGATACATCAATTCCGATAGAATTAGATTTAGTTATTTCAAATGTTGAATTTATTTAATACTTTTGAGCAATCAAAAAAAATAAATTATGACAATCGAAGAAATTAAAACGAAGTACCCAAATTCAGACATTTGGACATTAAGTGTAAAATCTAAAAGCGGTGATCCAATAACCGTTCATTTGAGGGAGTTGGACAGAATAGCATTCAAGAGTGTTTCTGCATTAATTGCCAAAGATGAATTGTTAGGAGTTGAAAGTTTTTTGAAAACATTGTGGGTTGGCGGTGATGATGTGAAGTTGATTACGGATGATTTCACAGCATTGAGAAGTGCGGCCATCACTATTTTACCTATGTTACAAGCTGAGGCAGGTGAATTAAAAAAAAATTAAATTCTGCAAAGCAGTTATTGGAAACGGATGAGTTCGCACGTCAAAATGCACTTATCCGTTTTTATTTTAGAATTGAGCCAAACACATTGACAGATGATGAGTGGGCCACAGCGATTGAAGAAATAATGTTTGTTTTAAAGTTTAATGGAACAATACAAGAAAAAAAATGAATAATTCAGTAGAATACATATTAAGTTTAAAGGATAGGTTCAGTAGTGGCATTAAATCGGCAACGAATGAAACTGAGAAACTGAATAAAACAGTTAATCAAACACAGAGTAGTTTAAGTTCGATGGGGGGAATGATTGCAGGGCTTGGGGCAAGTATTGGTATTGCTGCACTTGGTAGTCAAATATTAAGCGTTGGAGGTGAATTTGAAAAAGCTGAAATAGGGTTAAAAACATTACTTGGTTCGGCAGAACAAGCAACAAGTGTATTTAATCAACTAAAAAAAGATTCAGAAACAAGTCCTTTTGATTTTCAAACATTATTATTGGGAAATAAAGCATTAATTAGTGCAGGTGTTTCCGCACAAGATGCAAGAAAAGATTTTGAAAGTTTAGCCAATGCAGTTGCTGCAACAGGAGGAGGGAATGATGAATTATCAAGAATGGTTGTAAATTTACAACAAGTAAAAAATGTTGGGAAAGCAACAGCATTAGACATAAAGCAGTTTGCATTTGCGGGAATTAATATTTATTCAGTGTTAAACAAATATGCAGAAAAATATAATTTAACATTAGACAAAGAAAATATTACTTATGAGCAATTGACAGCAGCCTTAAAAACAGCAGCAAGTGAGGGAGGTTTATACTTTAATGGATTAAGTAATTTAGCAAACTCAACAAGTGGCAGATTAAGTAATTTGGGAGATTCTTTTAAAAATACATTGTATGAAGTATTTAAATTATTAGAACCTGCTATTAGTGCTGTTGTTAAGGGATTAACAGAAATGTTTAATATGATAATATCTATTGTGAACTTTATAAAAGAAAATCAAACAGTATTTGGAATTATAGGAAGTGTTATATTAGGTATTGCAACAGCGATGGCAGTAGTTAAGGCACAAATAATATTGGCAACAATAGCACAATGGGCTTTGAATACAGCCACAGCAGTATTTGATGCACTAAGTATGAATTGGGTAGCTTTGGCAGCAGGAGCAGTAGCATTAACAGCAGGTATTTACATGGCTGCAACTGCTCAGGATTCACTTAACAAATCATTAGCAGAACAACCAAGTGCAACAAGTACAATACCTAAATTAAATGAAAAAATAGCAGGTAAACCTACTCAAACAAATAGCACAACATCCAAAGCAGGAACAAGTACAACAGCAGTAGAAAGTAGAGGCGTACAAAACTTTAATATTTCAATCAATAAATTAGTAGAACAGATTACACTAACAGCAACAACAATAAAAGAGGGCAAGAATGAAATTAAGGATGCGGTTGCTGAGGCATTATTGGCGGCAGTAAATGATTTCACATTATTAGCAACAAAATAATTATGGCAGAGTTTTTTTTACCACAAGTAATTCAAAAGAATAACGAAAAGACTTTAATAAAGGGATTTGGTTTGCCATTAGTTCAGCGTGCTATAATTGCGGCAAATACTTTATCTATAAAAACAGATAAACCCGATAAAACAAGTTATTTTGGAACACCTATTTATGGTTCATTGTTTATTGTAATGCCAAGTTATAAAGAGTATGAGTACAATCCTATTGAAAAAAAATATCAAGAAACTTTAGGGCCAGTAGGTTTAGCAAGTAATTTTTTTGATGGCAATAACGATGGATTACTATTGGACAATGTAATAATTGATGTTACCAAAAACAGGCAAATAGTAACCACAGACATAAGCGGATTTAATAGAGGCACGGTAAAAGAGTTTATAAATAACGGAGATTACTCAATTAATATTCGTGGTTTTTTTGCAACTAAAAACCCTGACGAAGCACCATTGGTAGATACAGGTATTCTTGCAAGTTATTGCTCTGCTCCAGTTACTTTACAAATAACAAATACATTTTTAAATAGAATATTTAGGGTTGAAAATATTGTTGTTACCAACTTAACAATGTCGCAACAAGTAGGACTTAGAAATGTTCAATATTTTGAAATATCAGCTTTATCAGACAATCCATTTGATTTGAAACAACAAGATGAACAGGCTATTTAATAAGATAAAAATAACTCAATTGGGAGATGGTAGAAATGCCATTTACGAGTGGTTTGAAATT